CAAGGCATTGGAGGAAGTCAACCAAGCCTTCTCGAAAACTCTGAAGAGGTTGGAGGAATTGGAAGTCGCGGTCCAAGACCTTAAGAAAACTAAAGAGGTAAAACCGAATGCCAGTAAAAAAACGAGACCCAAGACTAGCTAGAGCAGGAGTCTCTGGTTTTAACAAGCCTAAGCGTACACCTAGCCACGCTAAGAAGTCTCATGTAGTGGTGGCTAAAGAAGGTGACAAGGTTAAGACTATACGTTTTGGTGAGCAAGGAGCAAGCACAGCGGGTAAGCCTAAGTCAGGTGAATCCGCTAAGATGAAAGCTAAACGAAAATCCTTTAAAGCTAGACATGGTAAGAACATAGCTAAAGGTAAGATGTCAGCCGCATACTGGGCTGATAAAGTTAAATGGTAACGAGGAGATAACTATGCCATACGGTAAAGGTACATACGGTAGTAAAGTAGGAAGACCACCAAAGAAGAAAAAGACAGCAGTTAAGAAAAAGCCTAAGAAATAGCTTGACATTCTTAGTAAAATATGTTATAATATTCCTATAGTATACTTAAGTATATTATATAAATTAACAATTAAAGCTGTCCTTAAAGGAGAAACAGTAAATGAGTGATAGAGAACTAGAAAAGTATTATCGTTCCTTTGAAGAAATGTTCCGTTCAGATGGTTGGAAGAACTTACTGGAAGACATCAAAGGAAGTGCTGATAATGTCAATTCAGTCGAAGCCTGTAAAGACGACAAAGACCTTTACTTTCGTAAGGGACAACTTGTAGTCATGGCTAATATGCTGAACCTAGAAGCACAGATAGAAACAGCTAAAGAACAGCAAGAAGAACAAGAAGTGGAACTAGACTCGTGAGAGTAATGTTTGAGTTTCGTTGTGCTAACGGACACTCTAACGATAAACTTGTAGACACAGAAACTACAGAAATAAAGTGTCCAGATTGCGACTTAATAGCTAGAAAAATCGTTACACCTGTTAAAATCAGTGGCGGAGACTCTTGGAAGGAAACACGGAAGTGGGCTAAGAATAGAGAGAAGCAGATTAAATATGAACGTAAACATGGCGTAACTTTGTAACCGTAAGGACAACTCCTGACCATAGAACCCTTACATTTAATACACCTCCATAATGATATTAATCACGGAGTTTAATGATGGCAACACTAATAGATGAGCGTCCAGAGGACGTAGAAGAGAAAGACATTAACACCCTAGAAGAGACTGCACAAGACCCTCAAGTAGAGGAAACTCCTGAACAGACCGAACCAGAAGTACCTGAGAAGTATCAAGGAAAGACTACAGCCGAAATAGTAAGGATGCACCAAGAGGCTGAAAAACTCTTAGGTAAGCAAAGTTCTGAAGTAGGTGAACTTAGAAAGGTTGTCGATGACTACATCCAGACACAACTCACCGACCAAGAAACACAAGCAACAACCGCTGACGAAGAAATAGACTTTTTCTCAGACCCCGACAAGGCAGTCGAAAGAGCGATTAATAATCACCCTAAGATTAAAGAAGCTGAAGCAGTAACTAATCAGTATCGACAAACAACAGCAATGACTCAGTTGCAAAGCAAACACCCTGATATGCAGGGAATTTTGCAGGATGAGAAGTTCGCTGATTGGATTAAGGGTTCTAAGATTAGGACAAAACTCTTTGCACAGGCAGACCAACAGTATGATTATGATGCCGCTGATGAACTCTTTTCCTTATGGAAGGAACGTCAACAGGTAGTCGGTCAAACTGCCGCCTCTGAGAAGCAAGAGCGTAAAAGGACTGTTAAAGCCGCATCTACAGGTAATGCCCGTGGTAGTGGTGAACAGTCAGCTAAGAAGGTCTATAGACGCGCAGACATTATTAAACTTATGAGAACCGACCCAGAAAGATATATGGCATTGTCCGATGAGATTATGCGAGCATATCAAGAAGGGAGGGTTAAACACTAATATTATTATTTAAGGAAGTATTATCATGGCTACATCAACATATCCCGCACAAGGCGGCACAGTAGACAACACTAGCGCGGCTACTTTTATCCCAGAAATCTGGAGTGACGAAGTCGTTGCCGCTTATCAGTCTAACCTTGTACTAGCACCACTAGTTAAGAAAATGGCAATGACAGGTAAGAAAGGTGACACTCTTCACATTCCTAAGCCTGTTCGTGGCACAGCTAACGCTAAAGCCGAAAACACTGCTGTAACTATTCAGAACGCTACTGAGTCTGAAGTAACAGTAACAATCGACAAGCACTTCGAGTACTCACGTTTAATCGAAGACATTACTGAAGCACAAGCACTTGCATCTCTTCGTCAGTTCTACACTGGTGACGCAGGTTACGCTCTAGCTAAACAAGTGGACACTGACTTGTTTGCTCTAGGTAAGTCTTTCGGTAACAACAATGCCGCTTATGAAGGTACAGGTTCTTACTTCATTGACGGAACTAACGGCTTGACTCAGTATACTGATGATACTGCTAACGGTGCTGTTGACGTATTTACTGATGCAGGTTTCCGTGACTTGATTCAAAAAATGGATGATGCTGACGTACCTATGGACAATCGTTGTCTTGTAGTACCACCATCAGTTCGTAATGCAATCATGGGCATTGACCGTTATTCTTCAAGTGACTTCGTAGATGGTCGTGTTGTAAACAATGGTCAAATCGGTAACTTGTACGGTATTGACATCTTTGTTTCTTCTAACTGTCCTGTTATTGAAGCCGCGGGCGACAACACTGCAAGTGCTGTAGACCTTAAGCAAGCTATGTTGTTCCACAAAGATGCTATGGTTCTTGCCGAGCAACAAGGTGTTCGTTCACAGACTCAGTACAAGCAAGAGTTCTTAGGTTCTCTTTACACTGCTGATACTCTATACGGCACTGCGGTTCTTCGTAATGATGCCGCTTTCAACCTAATGGTTGGCGCATAATAGTAGTACCTAAGGGGCTTCCATTCGGGAGTCCCTTTCCCCTTTCTTTTTTTTAAACAACAATAGGAAACATCATGGCTATATTCAGAGGAACAGGTGGCTCAGTAAGTTCATCGGACAGCACTATTGTTGATGCCGTAACCGCCCAAGCAACTATTGCTACTACTAAAGCGGGAGAAGCAAGCACATCAGCTACCACAGCAACTACTAAAGCATCAGAGGCTAGTGCCTCAGCTATCACAGCAACTACTAAAGCTGCTGAAGCAAACTCAAGTGCAACGACAGCTGAAGGCAATAAAGACCTTTGTGTTAGCTTAAGAGGTGAAACACTAGGTTTAGCACAAGACGCTTTAGCATCGGCAAATGCCGCAGAAGCATCAGCTACAACAGCGAACAGTTCAGCGGTACAAACCGTTGCAGGTTCAAATACACAAGTTGTCGGTGTTTATAATAACATCGCTAACGTAAATACAGTTGCAGGAGTTAACACAGACGTAACTACTGTAGCGGGTATATCTTCAGACGTAACTACCGTAGCCGCAGATGCTTCGGACATTGGTACAGTCTCTACAAACATTGCTAACGTAAACAACGTAGGCAACAACATTGCAAACGTCAACGCAGTCCACGGTAACGCATCTAACATCAACACAGTTGCGGCAGATGGTACTGACATTGGCACAGTATCTTCAAATATAGCTAATGTAAATACAGTAGCAGGTATCTCTAGTAACGTAACTACAGTAGCAGGTCTTGAGTCTAAGATGGACACTGTTATTGCAGACGCTAGTGACATTGGTGCTGTAGCAGGAAACATTGGTGACGTTACGACAGTCGCAGGTATTAACTCAGACGTTGATACTGTTGCAGGTATTGCGGCTAAAGTAACTACCGTTGCAGACAATATTTCAGATGTACAAGCCGCTGACACTAACGCTACTAACGCGGCTAGTAGTGCATCTAACGCATCCGCTAGTGCTACTTCAGCTAGTAACTCAGCAACCACAGCAACTAATAAAGCTACTGAAGCATCTAATAGTGCTACAGCGGCAAGCAACAGTGCAACCACGGCTACAACTAAAGCTAGTCAAGCCGCAGGTTCAGCTACAACCGCAGGTACATCCGCAAGCACAGCTACTACAAAAGCTAGTGAAGCTAGTGCATCAGCTACAACAGCTACTACAAAGGCAGGAGAAGCCGCCTCTAGTGCTTCAGCCGCTAGTGGTTCTGCCTCTACAGCAGTAACTAAAGCATCTGAGGCAAGTGTTAGTGCCGCTTCAGCCGCTACTTCAGCTACCAACTCTTCTAATGCCGCAAGCACTTGGAATGATTTTTACACAACTTACTTAGGTGCGGCAGATGCTCCCCCTACTGTTGACGTACAGGGTAATGCTTTACAGACAGGTGCATTCTACTATGACACAGGTGCAGGTAGTAATACTGTAGGTCTGTATGTAT